TAAAAGATAAAAGATTCCCCAAAACACCATGTGCGGTCATTAACCAAAAGGCCAGAGGCGTATGCCAGTTTTCATGGAAGTGTGAAGGAGGAAAGCGAATTGGTGATATGGCCGCCTATCGAAGGGCCAAGGAGATCGCCGAGGACGTATACCTAGGAAACTACGGTGACGTTACTAAGGGTGCAAAGTTCTACCACGCCGATTACGTAAGTCCTTCGTGGGGTAGAGTATTTGATCGTACTATTAAGATTGGTGCGCATATTTTTTATAGAGGATGATTATATGGTGGACGACGTTATCTTTCAAAAGACTATGACTAATGAAAAGTTTATTAAAGAAGTGGAAACATTAGTAATAAAGTACAAGCTTGATTATATGGATGCCGTCGTCCATCTTTGCGAAAAGAACAATATTGAAATTGAAGCAGCTGCTTCTATTATCAAGAACAATATTAAGATTCGATCTAAAATTCAATCTGCCGCCGAAGATCTGAACTATCTGCCAAAGTCTGCGAGGCTTCCTGTATGAGCCCTTTTGAGAGCTATAAAACGTTTCTCGCCGTCAAGAACCACTTTACTACAGATAGTTACGATTACATTAAGTACAACGGTAAGGTTGGAGCTAATCAATCGAGTTTTGAAACTCGTAAAGACAAATACCAGTTCTACAAACTCTCCAAACACAAAGATCCACTCAAATATCTGGTTGCCAACTTTGTTGATGGCGATCTGAAGTGGGTTGGTGATTTGTTTGATGATAAGTCTGAAAAGGTTTATGCTGATTGGCTCAAGCGTCAACAGTCTCTTTCTTATATTTTTGAGCAAGACTTAAATAAATTGTTGACAGATTTTAGTGAAAATGTTATTGTAAAGAATGGACAACACCCATACTTACTGAAGCAATACTTACGCAGACAGATATCGATCGAGACTATTATTATTTTAAATGATATTGTCGGGTTCTTTAATCACTGGAATAAGAAGATTGAAGATCAGGTACTCTGGCCAAGCATATATAAAAAGCTATGTAAGTATAAACCGTTCTTTCATTATGATGCATTTAAATGCCGTCAAATATTGAAAGACAGATTGAGAGTGAATAATGACTGATTATTTTCGTTACTCTACTACGCTGGTAGATCCGGCAATGACTGCTCCAGCTCCATTGGCTTCTTCTCGAGAAACTTATGAGAAGATGATGCGGGCCAAGCAGGTAAATGATGGCTCCTACTGGAGTGTAATGCGCGAAGTCTTTGCTGAAGACTTTGAAAGGCTTCCCAAAGAACGATTCAAGGTATGGGCATCGGTGATGTCAGTTCCTTTTATGACTCGAGCTCGCTTCTTTGATTATTTTGCGAAAGTCCTTCCTGCAGCTGCCGAAGACCGTCGAATCCGTTACGCTCTTGAAGATCCGGATATTGGTATCACTGAACAGGATCGTGGTATCTATAATCTCTTCGAAGACTTTACAACAACAATGAATCGTATCCAACACATGGCTCACCTTGTGATTAACGGGTGGACTCCAGAGAAGCTTGCGAAGCTGGATACGATTGTAGAACTTGGCGGTGGTATTGGCGACATGGCTGATATCGTCTACAAGCTCGGTTTCAGAGGAAAGTATGTAATCTACGATTTCCCTGAAGTCGGTGCAATTCAGAAGTGGTATCATGATCAGTTGGGTCACACCAACATCGTACATACTTCTGACGTAAATGATCTGTTTAATGCAGATCTGATGATTGGTACTTGGTCTTTCACCGAGATGCCAATTGAACTTCGTAATGAAATCATGTCAAAGATGGGGCAAACAAAAAATTGGCTCATTGCGTATTCGAATGAGATCTTCGGTATCGACAACGACAAATACATTCGAGAGACATTTATTCCCCAGGTCGAGGAAAAACGGAACATTGAATATACTGATATTCCATTCATGCCTTGGGATGGTGGAGCAAAGTATCTCTCGATCAAGGAATTTGATAATGTTTGATAATATTGAAATTCGTGATCATGAAATTGAAGGTGAAACTAATTGGTACTGGATTAAAGAAGACAAAGTTTGTTTTGAATCGGTAATTGACCACTGGAATGAGCATCATGTTCATAAATACTTTAAATACATTAAGAATTATGGTACTGTAGTTACTGCAGGAACAAACTGTGGTTTATATGCCAGATTGTATGCGAAGCGATTTAAACACGTTTTTGCTTTTGAACCAGAACCTGTAGCATTCAATTGCATGGTAAATAACACACCATATGACCATGTTATTAAGATGAATTGCGCACTTGGTCATGGCCATGGCATTGTAGGTTTACACAGAGTTCCTCAAGAAGGACCTGGAACAAACAATCTAAATATTGGAATGAATATTATTCAACCTTCTTCAGAGCAATTTAACATTCCGATGATAACAATCGATTCACTCGGTCTTAGTGAATGTGATCTAATTGCTCTTGATGTTGAAGGATTCGAACAACATGCTCTTGAAGGAGCTAAAAATACACTTATTAATTTTAAACCAGTAATTATTGCTGAACGATTTAATTCAATGCATCAACAAAAGTTTATGAATGATTTAGGTTATGAATACGTAGATCAATCATTCCTAGATTCAATTTATGTAGCTAAAAAAGAACCAAAGACATTTTTTAGCTACGCAGTTGGATAAATAGAATGTTAGGAATATTCCTGGCATATACAACGACTAATACAACGTACACAACGACATACAAGGAGAATAATTATGTCTTTTGCTGATCTTAAGCGTTCGTCTGCTTCTTCGTTTCAAAAGCTCACTCAGGAGCTTCAAAAGCAGAACACCACCTACGACCGTTCTGACGATGACAAGTATTGGAAGCCTACACTCGACAAGGCTGAAAATGGCTACGCTGTCATTCGTTTCCTTCCTGCACCAGATGGTGAGGATCTTCCTTTTGTTCGCATCTGGGATCATGGCTTCAAGGGTCCAACCGGCCTTTGGTACATCGAGAAGTCGCTGACGACTCTTGGCAAGCCCGATCCAGTTTCAGAGCACAATTCGACTCTCTGGAATTCTGGTCTCGAATCAGACAAGGAAAAGGCTCGCGATCAGAAGCGTCGTCTTTCTTATATCTCAAATATCTACGTTGTCAGTGATCCGGGAAATCGTGATAACGAAGGCAAGGTCTTCCTGTTCAAGTATGGCAAGAAGATCTTCGACAAGCTGAACGATCTGATGAACCCTCAATTTCAGGACGAGCAGCCAGTAAATCCGTTCGATCTTTGGACGGGTGCTAATTTCAAGCTCAAGATTCGTAAGGTTGAGGGTTACCGCAACTACGATAAGTCTGAATTCGACTCTCCCGCACCACTGCTCGATGATGACGCTGCGCTTGAAGCGGTATACAAGCAGGAGCATTCGCTCCAGGAGCTTGTTGACCTTAAGCACTTTAAGTCGTACGAAGAGCTAAAGACTCGTCTCAACAATGTTCTGGGTCTCAATGCCGCTCCGGCAAAGATCCGTGGCGTTGATCTCGACGAAGGAGAGTATAAGGCTCCGGCCCCAACTTTCCAGGCTGCTCCAGCTCCGGCTCCGGCCGCTGTATCAGCTAACGTTGACGATGACGACGAGGATCTTGAAGCAGTCTTCCGACGACTCGCTGAAGAAGATTGATCGGTGGGAAAGGGGGCTGGAAACGGTCCCCTTTCTTTTTATGCTGTGGTCGACTTAACCAATGTTGGTTTGTTTACTTCTTCAAACCCAAATCTATCTATGTAATAGTACAAACGATTTCTATCTAACATTGTAGGAGGATTCTGAATAGTTGCACTCGATCCAGACATATTAATATTCGGTGGAGCAGGCTTTGGTAATGCTTTTGGCTCTTTAGATTGTACTATAGCTGCTTTTTCTTGAATACTATTTTCTTGAATAAATGAAGACATGTCTGGTAATGGAGTACTAATACTCTTCAGCGTGGTCTTTCCTACAAGAGCTCCGGCCACGGCACCAAGAATCTTAGCAGTCTCTTCAATCCCGGCTGTTACAGTAGAAGCTACTTCTCCAACAATTCCAGATCCTGTACCTGTACCTGCAACAGAACCTTCATCTGGAACCATTCCTGCTCCACCAAATACAAAGTGGCCGCCGTGTGTACCCTTATAATCATGTGGTTTCCACCCGTACTTGTGGCCATGTTGTCTAATCCAAGCCGCGCTCGTTCCATGAATATCCATAGCCACTCCTCTTAGGTGAGGAGAATTCTTTGCCGCATTTCGAAGACTGTTGTTTTTTGCAACAGATCTTTTACTACTTGCAACATCTGACGGTTTTACAGCTCCTCCAGAATCTTGCATCATTTTGGCAAAAGCTGTAGCGCCTTCTTTAGTAAAGGCGAGCGGGCGGCCGGATTGATCAACAGCGCCGGTAATGCCCCAACCGCTTCCTGTTTCAGGATGATTAACCTGAATTATATTACTCGGTGTTGTTCCCGGTTTTGTTTCTTCTGCTGCTTTAGAAGTTTTTGATGAAGGTGCACTAGTAGCCGGCGTTACTCCTGTAGTAGGACCACCAGTTGCAGCCGGAGTGGAAGAACTCGGTGTACTAGGAGTTGTGAAGTACTTGTATGCACCTACGGCAGCGCCAACTGCCGCACCTACGCCGGATCCAACTCCAGGAACAATAGATCCAGCTGCACCGCCAACCAACGCTCCTGTGAGAGTACTAGCAACAAAACCAGGCTTTTGTTCGGGAACTGCTTGTGGTACTGGTGGAGATTCTGCAGTTGTAGTTCCTTCTCCGACCGGGGCTGCTGGAGCTACTGATGGTGCTACACCTCCTTCGGCCGAAGGTTGTACAGTAGCATCAGGAGTGCCACTGAACATCGAAGAAAATAAGCTATTAATAGAACCTAATACACTAGTAGCAAATTTACCAGCATCTGTTGCAAGACCTACTAGATTTCCAATAGCTTCTCTAACCGGCTCAAATGCTAATAGGCCAAGAGCTCCAACGCCTAGCAATCCCATTCCACCGGCGGAAGACCCATCAACCTTTTCAGCGTCTTGTTGAATGACTTTGGGCGCAGGAGGAACGTTTTCAATTTGTGCTTCTCGTTCAGCCATTCTCATGTTTTTATCAACTGTCTGTGAATTATCTAATTTTTGTTTTAGATATCCATTTAACTCGGCCAATTGATTAATCATTTTAACAAGAGAGATGTTAATAGTTTTTACTGGTATTAATTCTTGCTCATTGTCATTACTAGCACTTACGACAATCTGTGCTCGGCTCATTCCAATTGAACCGAAAGCTTTCGAAAACTCTTTTACGTCTACTGCAGTATAAAGATTTTTCATGATGCCATCTTAAAGTTTGCTAGATATTTGTGTAGAGTATTTTTAGGATCTCCAATACCATGCCAATTCGGATCGATCACAGAAATAGTACCACTCGGACTAGCAGCCTTTAACGCAACCGACGGAGCAGCCGGCGTTGAAAGTGCCTTTTGTTTGGACTTGAAATCACCGAACTTAATGATTGTGTCTAGTTCTGTAGACTTTTGGCCAATTTCACGAGACTTATCCGGACCAGATGGAAGAGGAGTTGAAACACTCTTCAGAGTAGTTTTGCCTACTAATTGTCCAGCAACACCGCCAAGAAGTCTAGCTGTATCTTCTGTAAATGCCATTGCACCAGCGGCCAATCCACCCATAGTGGTAGATGCTCCGGAGGTTGGACTATATGAAGACGCAGCAAATTTGCCACCGGTATAAGCATTCATAAATTTAGCTTGGTGTTGAGCAGGAGTTACTGCATTAACAGACTGAGCTTTTGAAGAAATTTCTCCTCTTGCGTTTCCTGTAAACCAAACAAGAGGTACTTTCGAAACATCTCCATTTACTTCAGGCATTTTTAGAATATCCTGAACGTATCGAGCCGCAACAGCATCTTGAATTTCTGGAGGAGCCATAAAGGCTCTAGGATATTCTGTTCCTACTCCTGCAATTTTTGCTTTTTCTTTCCATGTGCTATCTAAGAACTGATAAGCACCAGAAGCAGAGCTTCCTTTCTTATAACTGTTTTCTCCATAGTTCCCGCTGGATTCGGTTGTTCTAATTGCAGCTAAGATTTTTTGTACATCAGCTGGAATCTGTTGAACGTTTTTCATTTGCGCAGCAGAAGCAGCTGGCGCTCCACTAATCGCAGCCGGTACTGCGTCAGGACTATTAAGTTCTTTAGCAATATCTGCGTCACCGACTCCAGCTCTGGTTGCATCTTCTTCTGCAGTAAAGCTTTTCCACTGTTCATAAATTTCATACATTAAGTACAAACTAAATCCAAGATTTAGTAAGAACCCAATTGCACCAAACGCTGCTCCGATTCCAGTCGAAGCAACCGCTCCAGACGTTACAGCTATAGCAATACGCTGTTGAATTTTATTTACTAAAACTCTTTTGCCTCTTTTAGTGAGCCAATTTAAGAATTTTTGCCATCTTGGACTTTTTAGAAATCCTGTAGCACCTTTAGTATTTGTGTACTTTCCAGTTACATCGTTTTTTATTCTTTGAGAAATAGGATCATAATATGAAGCAGAAGCTCTAAGCCCAGCCATCTTAGGACCTGCAGCTTTCAACTTGCCGTATGCTTTCATTCCAGATTTAATTCCACTATAACCAAGATAACCTGCTGCACCTGCTGCTAAAATTCCAGTCGAGTTTTTAACACCAAAATAATCAACAACAGCGCCAATTGCCATTCCTGGAATTATACCTCTTAATCCTCCGACAATATATCCAAAGAAACCACCAACGCCAACACCTGTGCCAATTGAAGCGCTTAGATCAAATAACCACTTATAATCTTTTTTGAACTGCTCGATATTCTTATTCAGCTTCTCAAGTTCGCTATTATCTAATGATCCTACAATTAAAGATCCAGCACCCAATAACCCAAGGCCTGCTAGAAGTGTTTTACCACTCAGCAAACCCTTAGCTCTACTTGCTGCTCCTTGAGTATCAACTAAACCTGACAGGCGATCTTTGATTCCACTAAATGTATTTGTTGAAGATTCAACCGCCGCTTCTCTTTCTGCAGCTGCTGCTTGGTCATAAACTCTTTTATCAAACTCAAGCTGTTTCTTTAGAGTGCTATTGATAGAAGTTAGTTGTTTAATAGCAGCATTCAGTAACTTGTCAGTTGGCATGTTCTGATTTACACCAGATGCCTTTACAACTTTTGGTTGAGGTAGTGTTCCACCGCCAGCAACTCTTTGTCTACCGGCGGCGCCAGCCATTCCAAAGTTAACGTAAATTACATTATTAGTAGTAGAAGATTTAGTTTGCTCTGCTGAAACATCTTTTTGATTTTCAAGATTTGTTAACCCACGAGCAGCACCCGCAATCGAGCCGGCCAGGCCCTTTATAGCATTAAAGCCAGAAGAAACTACTTCTCCTGCGGCGTTACCAATAATGCTTCCAAGTACTCTACCTCTTGCCATTAATGACTTCTACTTTCTATCTGTGCCTTTTGCTCGTCAAGATACTCCATCAACATATCAACATATAGGTCACGCTCGTATGGTATCAAATTTTCTATTTCAGTAATAGAATATTTATGATGCTGAGCTAACGAGAAAATCATCGAATAATATCGAGTTAAGCTCGTATGACTCAGCCCCACATAAAAAAATCTTTAAGATTTGTCAATTCAATTTCTCTCTTACTTCCTAGAGAATTTTCATATTCAATCTTATGATACAGTTTTGGAATGCTTTCAAAAAAGTTACGAATCTTATCAAAGGTTGCAACATCTAAGCCGTCAAGAAACTCTATAATTTCTGTTTCTGAATATTCAGATGTTGGATATACATTTTCTTCGTCGTAAATCGTATCAATACAATTCACAATAAAGAACGTCATTAGATCAACTTCATTCTCAAACTCACCCATCTTGTCAGTAATATCAGCAGTTGGGTACTTCATAGTCATGCCAACATTCTTGTTGATTTCAATCTTAGATTTTACAGATTCTGGCATTTCAACTTCAATTGTATCTAGATCTACTTCGAAGTTGTAGATTTGATCATCCTGAGTATCACGATATGAGAGCTTGACAACATTGTTTACTGATTTAGCACGCAACTTCAAGAACAAATATTCTAAATCGAATACTGCAAGAGAATCAATATCAATATGATCCTGAATACAGTTATTCAGAATTTGCTTGATTGATCGAATAATTTCAGTATCATTTCCACTCTGTTGAGCAATCAAAAGGATCTTTTCTTCTTTTACAAGAAATGGTCTAAATGTTACTGCCTGGCCAGTTGATGGGATTGTGACATCAAAAAGTGGTTGATCAATTTTTGGTAACGGCATTATATATTCTCCATAATGTTATGCTGTTGTTTGTTCTTGTCCAAATGCATTTCTCTTCACGGCGCCCGGCCCTGCAGGAATAATTCCGACCGGACCAGTCGAAGATGTTGTGTACACGGCTTTAGTAAGAGGCCTTGAGTTTAATACAGATGTTCTAGGATCTACTTCAGACTGAGTACTGTCTCTAGCAGCATCGCGTCCTTTGTTTGTAATTTGCTGTTTTTCTTCATATGGATTGATCTTTCCTGTTTCGAAATCATTGACCAATTCTTTATATTTTTTAACAGGTGCACGAGTCTCCATATCAGTAAATGCAAATGTTACTGTAAACTTTTGATATTGATTTTCATCTGCCCATGATAAGTTTGCAGATTGAATATTCATTGGAAAAACATCGTACATGATATAGTCAGCAACCGCAGTTAATTGATAATCATACACGTTTACAGTTAAGACCGGACATGTATAGTCGTCCTTAAATCCCATTTCATATGCACCACGACTACCGAGGCCTGGGCGAGTGCTAATGCCATTTCTCATGAGCGCACCCTTAGCTTCGTATGTAACAATTGAATTCATCCAGTGATGGAAGAAATCTGGGATCTCTGAATATCTGTCAATGATCCAAGTCATTGTAAGATCGCCAAACTGTACTCCATACGGAATCTTTTCTACTGGTCCATATCCATATCTACGAATGTTTTCTTCTTC